TTATGTTTTCGTTGTCAGTTCTGCTAAAACTGCAACACGGTTAAGGATTACCCTCTCCTTAGCCTGATGTGATGGTGCGGCAGAGAATATTTCTCCTTTAGCCGTTCCGCGTAGCCATTTGCCATCAAAGCAACTTTTACCTCCTGCCATCAGATGCAGGGCTTCACCCCTACTGATAGCGATACCGGTTGTCAGACGTATCTCGTCGATAGTTTTCTCTATGGCTGCATTTTGCTCACCCGCCCCATGTATAAATTCTCGCCGCATTGCTGACTTTCTCCTCCTGAGTCGGTTCGTCAGCTCTCGTTTTTCACGCCGACTCAGTGTTTTTGTTAAATCGAGTACCGGTGGCTCGCTTTCTCTCCCCGTACAGTTATTGACAGAACTCCGAGAGGGCGCAGGAGCGCCCTTAACGTCAACGGCCAAATCAACGGCACGCTTCGGCACAATTTTCCACTGCGTTAACCTGGTTAAAATCGGGGTGTCAGCGCCGACGGCGGAATCGTACACGCCACGAATGCAGATAGTTTCCTCACCATACTGGTTAAACTCGGCGCGAGGCTCATACAGCGTGCGCACCTGCAAATCGTCGCGACGGACAAACGGGCCACCCTGCGCATTAAGCCCAGTCACCGGCGTCAGCGGCATCATGGACGGCGGCAAATTCAACGCTCAGACCGTGCGCGGTCTCGGTATCAGCGAGACGACGCAATTCACGGTAGACCGTCACCGGCGCGCCGCCAATAAACTGGAATTGACGGATGTGCCAGCGCGCCGCCCATGCTGATACGGCGGGGGCAGTCTCTTTAAGCAGTTCACCGCTTTCGTCATCGGTTTCGCCATCGAGAGCATATCCGTCGATATTTTTCGAAATGTATTTAGCAACATAGCCGGTAGCGCTGCCCTTCTCCGGGTCAATAGCTTCGGCGTGGAAACGTGCTTGATACAGCCAGTGCGCGCCCTTTGCGCTCTTCAGATTTTGCCTCTTCCAGCAATACGGCCAGCGCCTCTTTATCGACTTTTAATTGACGGGGTTCGATATTTTGCATTGTGCTTTCTCCTGAATTCGGGCAATGGGAAGCCCGACGGGTTGACGTCAGTTAATGAAATTTGTGTATTAATTCGGCATTGTAAGCCGCTTTGGAAATAAGCTCACCACTGCGCGAAAATGATTCATCGCCGTAATAAGCGCTTTTTTCTCGTCAGTAGTCAGCTCACTTAATTGGAGCTCATGACGAGCCGCCGGTATTTTTGCCAGAAAGAAAATAGCGGCCAGCGCCCGATTATTTTCTTCAAATTGTGGATCACGTTTATCGCGCATATCATCGACAAAACGTTCTACCTCTTTCCAGCAATCGCCCCAATATCTAGCGCGCAATTGAGCCACATGATTGAGGCCAGCCAGACGTTCACCCGCTTTTAGCGGAACAGTCGCGGAAACAGCTTCGATAGCCATGATTCCCCCTGTTTTTGTGTAGAGAGGTCAGCCAGCAAATCAGCCTGTGATCGGCTCGGGTGCCAGCGCTTGCCGTCCTTACCTGTGATCCAGCCGTGTCCGTAGTGCATGCCGGGGCTTTGCTTAACGAGCAGAGAAGCTAATGACGGTTCAGTATTCAACATACATACCTCACATCAGCCCGAACGAGGCACCGAGACCGCTCATGGTGTCGACTACGCTAGTCATTGCCGGGTTAGCCTGTAATCGCGCCTGTAATGCCATTGCCGACAGCGACAGCATGTGAATACCCGCGTTTACGCTCGCAATCATGTTTTGCTTACGGGCCGTGGTAAGGCGGTCGCCTGAAACGGCACCGCTCGCCAGTTCGCCGAGTTCACTCATGGCGCGCATGACGTAGGATTGCAGTTTTTCTTTTGCCAGCTCGTTGACCGGCACGCATGGCAAACAATGGATCTGCGCCAGAAAACCATCGACAAGGGTCGAGTCTTCGGTCAGGTCTGTCAGAGTCCAGATTTCGCGCGGCGTTAACTGGTGTGGCTGTTCCGGGTTGAGTTTGTTGTAAAGCGTATGCGGCTTGATACCGGCTTTATCGGCCAGCTCTTTCACGTTATGCGTGGCCGCGAATTTTCTGCATGCATCATCAAAGTGTGCATGTGACGAAACGCGAAAATCTAACATGTTTAGGCTCCCTCTAATCACTATGATGATTTACACGTTAAGTGAAATGTCGCATTCACTCAGAGCTTGAATAGTCAGAGCAGCCATGTTCACTTCAACCAGGCCCTTAGTCTGTTTACCCTTTGGCTTGATTGGCAACTTTCCGTATTCAATCAGGTTCTTAGCTGTTTCTTTGTTAGTGCCAGTACGGCGGCAATACTCATCAAGTGGCAGGTAAGGCTCAGGGATGACGATTGTAATGTTTGGTCGCATAAGGCAAACTCCGCTGGTTAACCTGTACGGCAATACAGGGCAATAATGGGCAATAATGGGCAATGTTTCTTTAAACCTACAAAGCGGAGTTTAATATCACTACACGAAAACCTGCAAGGATAAATTTTCATGAAGCTACAAATTGATTTTTCACAAGGCGGAAATGACACCTTAGATCGCGTCATTGAGGCGTATGGATTCAGAACTAAAGTCGCTCTTGCAGAACATCTAGGGATAGCGAGTAGTAGCCTTGCTAATCGATATAAGAGGGACTTTTTCCCTGCAGATATCGTGGTTCGCTGCATGGCTGAGACGGGCGCTACGCTTGAGTGGCTGGTTACCGGGAATGGGCCAAAGTTTGACGGCGAAGACCTCGACATTCTGAGAATTGCCAGACAAAAAATTGTCGACGGTCAGCTTTATGACTCAGGGGTTCTTATGTTGGATAAAGCTACATTTTTGCCAGGAAAAGCAGTACCAACGAAGCCTCTTTGTATCATTGAAAGCTCAACGACGTATGTTATCGAGAGGGAGTTTTCAGAGGTGTTTGATGGTGAATGGCTTGTCGATATTGAAGGTAAAACAAGCGTAAGGACACTGACCCGGATCCCAGTAAAGAAAGTTCGTGTTAGCGGCGCTGGCGCGGCTTTTGACTGTTCCATTGATGACATAAGCGTTATCGGGCGTGTGGTGCTAACAATAATCAGCGGATGATTAGTTATGACCGTTCGAAAATTAAGTGATGGGCAATGGGTCGCTGACTTTTATACAGTCAATCGCAGCGATGGAAAGCAGGGTAAAAGAGTCCGTAAAAAATTCTCTACTAAAGGGGAAGCTCTTGCATTCGAAAACTTCACAATGCAAAAGGTTGATAACTCCCCCTGGCTAGGTGATGGCAAAGATCGCCGTCGTCTTTCCGACCTCGTTCACCTTTGGTTTGACCGTCACGGAATTACCCTAAAAGATGGCGAGAAAAGAAAGAAATCCATGCTATGGGCGGCGGAGTGCATGGGCTCCCCACTTGCTAGCGAATTTAGCGCCCAGCTATTTACCGCATACCGCGCAAAAAGGCTTGAAGGGCATTTCGCTCGCACAAAGAGAATTAGCCAAGTATCGCCACGGACGATGAACCTTGAACACGCTTACTTTTTAGCTGTCTTTAATGAACTTAAACGATTAGGTGAGTGGGCACCACCCAACCCCCTAGAAAATGTCAGGCAATTTCGTACTGAAGAAAGCGAGATGTCATATCTCACAGCTGAGCAGATTGAATCGCTGTTAAAAGAGTGCCGCAACAGTTCTGCTGAAGACCTAGAGATAATCGTTAAAATTTGCCTGGCAACTGGAGCGAGATGGAGTGAAGCAGAAAGCCTAAAGCGTTCTCAGGTTTCCTCGGGGAAGATCACTTATATCAAGACTAAGGGTAAAAAGAATCGAACAATACCCATATCGGCCGAGCTAATGGGGGAACTTCCCAAAAAGAATGGTGCGCTATTTACCCCGTGCTACTACGCCTTTAGAAATGCCCTGGATCGCGCAGGGATAGAGCTTCCTCCAGGCCAGTTAACTCATGTCTTGCGGCATACGTTCGCCAGCCACTTTATGATGAACGGCGGGAACATCCTCGTATTGCAAAAGATACTGGGGCACACCGATATAAAAATGACAATGAGATATGCACACTTCGCCCCCAACCATCTTGAGGATGCAGTCAGACTCAACCCTTTAGATTGTCGCAAAAGTGTCGCATCAACTTAG